TGATATGGTAAAGAGTTATAAAGGAATATTCAAACCAAAATACCCCAAAAAATACGCTGGTGATCCAAATAGAATAGTTTACCGTTCACTTTTAGAAAGGCGTATGATGGTTTATTTGGACAATAATGAACATGTGGAGTTCTGGGCAAGTGAAGAACTGCCTATTGTATATCGTTCACCAGTTGATTATCGCATACATAAGTACTTTCCTGATTTTATTTTTAAGTTAAAATCAGGTCAAAAATTTATGGTTGAAGTTAAACCATTCAAACAGTGTTTCCCACCTAAAAAACCTAAGAAACAAACCAAATACTTCCTAAGAGAACATTTAGAATATCTAAAGAACCAAGCTAAATGGGCAGCTGCCAAAATCTATTGTAATGACCATGATTTACAATTCAAAATCTTCACTGAAAAAGATATAGGCGTCTATAATTAGACATAAATATAGTAAATGGTTAGTATTTTAGATAAACTGGTTAGTCAACAAGGCGATACTACAAAATCAGCGGCATGGTATAAAAACGCTATTGCATCTATTGCTGATAGAGTTAGTGCTAACAAATTAATGGCACAAGGTAAATTGACACCAAGACCAAGTGTTGGTTCATTGAATATGTTTTTTTATGATCCAAAATATAAAAAGACTTTGCCTTATTATGATACTTTCCCATTAGTATTACCATTAGAAGTAATACCAGGCGGTTTCAGTGGATTAAACTTTCACTATTTACCACCTTTATTAAGATTAAGGTTATTAGAAAATATGCAACGTTGGGCGACAAATAATAAATTAGATTCAACTACGAAATTTGATGTTAGTTGGCGTAGAGTTAAAAATATACCTCTTGTTAGACCTACTATTAAAAAATATTTGTATAAACATGTGCGATCAAACTTTTTAAAGATTGATGCTCAAGCAGCAGCGATTGCATGTTATTTACCAGTTCAACAATTTAGAGGTGCATCTGATACAGGAGTTTACCGTGCATCTAGGAGTATGATCTAATGGCAATATTAAGAGGCGGTATTCGTATTGGTGGTTTTGATATTAGATTAGGTGTGCCTAGAGATAGATCATTAGACAACGTTGAATCAGATCCACGTTTTAGACAAAAGGCAGGTGGTAATCCAGAAACTACTATTGGCCGTTTTCAATCTTACGTTAATGAGGCAGAAGGATTTGCTCGTAAAGCAAGATTTTATGTTGAGTTTAATTTACCAAAAGGCGGTGGTGCAAACTTAAATGGTTTAGATGATATCACTCAACAAGGCATGTCTCCTCAAAGTTCTGAACAGATGGCATCTTTTAAATCACCTGATGAATTAAGAGCGGTGCATAATGCTAATGGTCGTAGAGTTAGAGCATTTTGTTCTGCTATTGCTATGCCAGATAGAGATATACAAACAAAAGAAATTAGACATCATGGGCCAGCATATAAAATTGCATTTGATCATAAGTCAGCAGATATTCAAGCAACATTCTATTGCGATAAGTTTTTAAGAGAGAGATCATATTTTGAATTATGGCAATCAGCTATCTATAGTAATCAATCTAACAATTATAATTTTTACGATAACTACGTATCTGATGTTAATATTTACCAATTAGGTCAATTTGCTAGTCGTAATGAGAGAGACGATATAACTTATGCTATACAGTTATATGATGTGTTCCCTAAAATTATAGGCCCAGTAGAATATAATTACGAAGCTAATGCAGTTCAAACATTTACAGTTACATTTACATTTAGATATTGGATTAACTACTTCTTAGATAAAGCAGGTGAAATTGGTGTAGGTAATCCAGCATTTAGAGATGTTACAGTTAAAAGTGGATATGGTGCTTTTGGAGGCATTCTAAATAATCTACCACCAGAATTAAGACGTGCTGGTCAAGATGTATTAGAAGGTCTGAAAAGACGTATTCCAATTGGGGGTATTACAGGTGGTAGAGTATTCCCTCCATTCGGCAATTTACCACCACTTAATTTATAATATAAAAGGAGTTAATTATGGCGTTACCAAGAGTTGATGTGCCTACGTATGAATTGACGTTACCATCACAAGACGTAAAAATCAAATACAGACCATTTCTTGTTAAAGAAGAAAAAATATTGTATATTGCACTTGAAACAGGTGATAATAAACAAATGGTCGATGCTCTTAAAGAAGTTATTAAGGCATGCACGTTTGATGTATTAAAAGTAGATCAGTTACCAATATTTGATGTAGAATATATCTTTTTAAATATTCGTGCAAAATCTGTATCAGAGATTGCTAAATTTAAAACAATATGTCCAGATGATGGTAAAACTTATGCTGAAGCTGAAGTTGATTTAACTAAAGTTGAAGTTCAAGTTGATGATGATCATACTAATAAAATAATAGTTGATGAAAAAAGAAACTTAGGTTTAGTATTAAAATACCCTACATTAAAGAATTATGATGTAGGTAAAGGTATAGAAACACTAGAAATTGAAAAAGTATTCAATGTATTAGTTGATTGTATAGATCATATCTTTGAAGGTGAAAAAATATATCCATCAAAAGATAGTTCTAAACAAGAATTGAAAGAGTTTGTTGAGATGATGCCACAAGAATCATTCAGTAAAATCAAGAAGTTCTTTGAAACTATGCCTAGATTGAAACATGAAGTTGAAGTAACTAACCCTAAAACTAATGTAACAAGTAAGGTTACGTTAACAGGTATAGCAGATTTTTTCGAATTAGCCTCTCCCATAACACGTTAGAGGCATACTTCGAAACCAATTTTGCGCTGATGCAACATCATAAATATTCATTAACTGAGATTGAAAATATGTTGCCATGGGAACGTGATATATACATATCACTATTGGTTAATTACATTAAAGAAGAAAACGAAAGAAACAAGGAGAGAAATAAGTAATGAGTAAATATAAAGAAGATATAAAAGGATTATGGCGACCTCTTATGGGTTGGTTGTATCTATTTGTTTGTTTATGTGATTTTGTGTTATTTCCTATTTTGTGGAATTTAGCACAAGCAACTTATTTAAAACATATTGTATTCACTCAATGGGCGCCTTTAACATTACAAGGTGCAGGTTTCTTTCATATTGCTATGGGTGCTGTATTAGGTATTACTTCATATGGTCGTACTAAAGAAAAGATTAATACTGAAAATAGTCAATCTTTAACAGAAGAAACAAAATAATTAAATGGCAGATTCAGATTTTTTAGATGATTCAAATAAACTAGTTGGTGCATTAGGTTCTACATTTGTTAAAAAGATTGAAAAAATGCAAGCTAAAGAAGAAGCTATACAAAAAGATGTTATTCAAGTAAAACAAACATTACCAAAATATAATGTTGAAGTTACTCAGGCCATTAAACAAGTTGCTGAATCTCAAAAACAAAATATTAGTTCACAACAAATAGTTGAATTGGGTAAATCTATACTTCAGGCAGTTACAGGTAAAGTAACTAGTTTAACTCAGGCTACTGTTAAAGAGTTTTTACCTATTGAATCTGAATTAAAACAAGTTGTTCAATTGTTACAGTCTAATAAAGAAGAAGATAATGAACAGGCATTTAAAACTATTGATACATTACAAAACAAATTGGGTATAGATTTGAAGTCATTTAGTAAAGATTTAGGTGATGGTATTGATAAGTTATTTGAAATAGCTGAAAAGAAAAAGACTGAAAAAGAAGAACGTAAAAGAATACATGAAGAAAAAGTTTCTGAATTAACTAAAGAAAGAGATATATTAAGAGAACGTGGTATCAATACGTATGTAGATGAAAAAAATATGCAATTGGAAATTAAAACATTTGCACAAGAAAAATTAGAAAAACAATCTATATTAAAACAAGAAAAAGAATTACAGTTTAGAGAAAAAGAATTACAAAGAGATATTAAACAATTTAAAAAGAGTGATGGTGAAGATTTAAAGAAAAGACAACAATTGGTTAATGATGAAAAGAAATTAACAGAAGATCAAAAGATATTATCAGAGAGAAAAGAAAAAGCAGGCCTTAAACCTGATGAAAAAGTACAAGGCCCATTATCACAAACAGTTGGTGCGGCATATGATCAATTTAAATTATTTGGTCAAGAATTAGGTCAATTAGGTAAAGGTATTAAACAATCATTAGGTGGTATTAAAGACTTTGGTAAAGGTTTAGTAACTGGTGCGGCTAACTTTGCTAAAATGGCAATCGCAATGGTGCCTGTTATTATAGAATTTATAGCATTAGCATTACCAGTTATTGCTGTTGTAGCAGGAATTATAGCATTAATAGCTGCTGTAGCATGGGCAGCAGATAAGTTATCTGCTTTAAACCCAATGAATTGGTTTAAAAAGAAAAAAGGTGAAGAAACACAAGTTGCTGGCGAAAATCAACAACAAGATTTATCTAATGAAGCACTTGCTAAAGGCATGGAAGAAAGAGGTTTAACTGGTACTTCAAAAGACTATTCAAACGAATCTATTGCAAAACAAATAGAAGTAAGAGGTCAACCAACAGGCCCTAATATATTACCATCAACACCAGGCGCCACAGATAATGAACAGTTGATGATGCCTAGACAAAGTATATTACAACGTCAAACAGCACCTATTACAGGTGGTGAATTAAATAGAATGAGTGTTGAGAATATTGCTGGTAGAGAAAAATCTAGTAACAACAGTAATGTGGTTGTCGCACCATCTAATCAAGTAGTAAATCAAAATAGTCAAACTATTGTAACTATGGAACCTGGAAATTTTGATCGTTCTTTTATTAATTTAAATGCACCTGCGATAGCAATTTAAATATGGTGGCCATTTCTGACCACCATTAAAGTACTAGTAGAGAGAGATTCTACTCGTCATCTGCCAATTTACTAAAGTAAGACAACGTATCGTCATCATCACTAGCAGTTGGAGTAGTTTTACCGTTACTTTTTACTGAACCATTTGTTTTTGCCTTAGAGAGATCAGCACTTTCAACAGTTGCAGTATTTCTAGTTCCCGTAATTACCCTATTCAGTTTCTCTTTGAGTTCATCATAGGTCTTAAAATTACTAGGGGCCAAGAAAGGAGTTAGAGGGTACTGTTTAGACCAAATTGCTTTGATGCTTTCATCAGTATCAGCAATTGCCTTAACAGGCTCAAATTCAGATTTGTCGTAGTTCCAATAACCATCAACTTTTCTAATTTTCAGTTTAAAGTTTGCACCTTTCCAAAAATCAAATGGGTTAATTGGTTGTTCATCTTCAAATGCTGGTTGCATTGCTTCTGTAATCTTATCAAATATCTTTTTACCGAATTTGAATATGAATACTTTACCTTCGTTTGCTGGATGAGCAGGATCACTAACAACTAATATGTTAGAGAAATAAGATAATTTTCTTTTTCTTTTTCTTGCTATTTCTTTATCAGATTCAACACCTGAATTCCATAGTCTAGTATTTTCTTCACTAACAGGATCTTTATGATTAAGAGTTGTTAATGAGTTCTCAATATACCAACCACCTTTATCTTGGAAGGCATGAGACCAAACTCTTACCCATGGCATTTCTTCTTTTTCAGAAGCAGGTAGAAAACGAATAACGGCATAACCACTACCAGTTTTATCTAGTTCAGGTTTCCATATTCTGTCGTCTGCGTATTTGTCTTTTGATTTATTAATATCCTCAGGATTGAGGTTAGCTTCTAATGCTTTGGTAAGTTTATCAAAGTTAGAATGACTAGTTTTTAATGTATTAAAGTCCATTGTATTTCTCCATTGTATTTGTATATGTACTGTATAAGCGTACTAAAGTATTTATAAGAGTTATCTGTATCTGTTGATTCTAATGTCATTATGGATCATATCTTTAATCTTAGAAAGCAAAGATTTACGATCTTTTTTGTAGTTAGAAACAAACAAGTCCCAGACTTCTTTATCTATACCTAATAATATTCTTATCATGTTAGTTCCACTATATCACAATCTTAATATAATGTCAAGTTATTTTATAAAAATATCTATTATAAGATATATCCAAAAAACAACAAGTATAAATATTATACTAAAAGTTATTATTGATCCTATTATCATACTATTTCATTAAGTGTAAATCAGGCCAACGATTTATGTCAAATGAACTTTTGCTCTTTTCATCTGTTAATCCTGGCACGAATTTGATAGCAGTAGCATCTTCTACTTGTTTTACACTAACTGCATATTTTAATAAATCACCAACAGGCAATGCCGTATTAGGGAATATAAATGCAATAGATTCACCTGTGTTCTTATCTATAATAACTTTCCATATCTTATCAGGTACGCCTACTTTATTATCACCTATTGTTTTACTATTTCTACTGTAAATAGTTCCACTTACAACATAGATATCTAAACCTTTTAGTGTCCATTCTCTAACAAAAGTTTCTAATTGTTTCCAAATACCTCTGTTATTGTTTGGTACTTGTGGCACCATATTAGATAGTAAAAAACTTTCACTCATTACTTTAGTGTTTTGAGTATTATCACCAGCAGGTGCTAAATGGCCTCTGTCATAAGGATTACCATTATAATCTGATAATAATGATTGATGTTCTTTTTTGATTTCTGGGTCTGCTCTGAAATCATCTTTTCTTTTAGCAGGTCCTGTTACAGATTCTTTTGTTACATGTTCAACAACATATTCTGCTGTTCTTGTATCATATCTATAATGAACTGCATAATTAGTTCTACATAGATACTGGTCATCTGATTTAATAGGACTTACTGGTGCGCCTTTGTAAACGTGTTGTGGGCATTTGTCGTCTATAGG